CCGTAAGACACAGATGCTGCGCAATCCGGCTTATCCCTTCGCGCATGCCAATGTGGATCGGTGGGTCGTTGGTGAAAACGCCGGCCTTGAGTGCAAGACCACCAGCGTAATGAATCTCAAACGATTTAAGAACGGTGAGTATCCTGAGACCTATTATTGCCAATGTGTTCACTACATGGCGGTGACCGGTGCGGAGCGTTGGTATCTCGCTGTGCTGATCCTCAACCAGGGCTTTCATTGCTTCACCATTGAGAGAGACCAGGATGAGATCGATATTCTCATGGGCGCAGAACAGGATTTTTGGAAGTATATCGAGACCGATACACCGCCTCCTTTGGACGGATTACCGGCGACAACGGACACGATCGACAGGATTTACCCAAACAGTCGGGTTTGTGAAAGCCCTGTAGCCCTATACGGCCGAGAGAAAGTTATCCTGGGGTATTTATCCATCAAGGACCAAATCAAGGCTCTGGAGCGGGAGAAGGAAGGCTATGAACAGATCTTAAAGCAAGACCTTCAGGAGAATGAATCCGGGGAATGCGGTAGCTTCAAGGTCAATTGGAAAACCCAAACCCGGAAGACATTTGATACATCTGCCTACATGAAAGAGCACCCAGGACTGGACCTAAAGCCCTATTTCAAAGAGACAAGCTTTAGAAAATTTGAAGTTAAGGAGTTGAAGTAAATGGTTGGAACCATCCAAAAAGCTGCAGAAAGCAAAGCAGCCCTTGTCGAAAAAAAGAAGCCCTCGGCTATGCAAGACTACATCAAATCTATGGAGAAAGAGATCGCCAAGGCGCTGCCTTCCGTGATTACTCCGGAGCGGTTTACCCGTATCACCTTATCGGCTCTATCAGCTAACCCTAAACTGGCCCAGACGACACCTCAGAGCTTCCTGGGAGCCATGATGACAGCTGCACAGCTGGGTGTGGAACCTAATACGCCATTAGGGCAAGCATATCTGATCCCATACCAAAATAAAGGCGTTTTGGAATGCCAATTCCAGCTGGGATATAAAGGTCTGATCGACTTAGCCTACAGATCCGGCGAGGTGACAATCATCCAGGCTCATACGGTTTACGAAAACGATGAGTTTAGCTTCGAGTTTGGGCTTGATCCCAATTTGAAGCATAAACCCGCTAAAGAGGACCGGGGAGAACCGGTATGGTTCTATGCAGTATTTAAGACCAAGGATGGTGGCTATGGTTTTGAGGTTGCAAGTGTTGACGATGTTCGGCAGCATGCCAAGAAGTACAGCCAGTCCTATAACAGTGCATTTAGCCCATGGACCAAAAATTTTGAAGAAATGGCCAAAAAGACAGTGCTCAAGAAGGCCCTTAAATATGCCCCTATGAAGTCAGATTTTGTACGCGGCCTGTCAGCTGACGAAACAATCAAAACACAGATCGACAAAGATATGTACGATGTCCCAGCATCCTATATGGAAGCCGACTATATTGTGACTGAAGAAGGAACTAAGGTTGATGCCGGGACCGGTGAAATTATAGAGGATGGAGGAGCTGGTAATGGAACTGATCACTGAAGAGCGCAAGAATGCCTTCAAGGAGCTCTTCACAGCTTCAGTTGATCGCCAAGGTGCAGCTGATCTCATCGGATGGCTGGAGGATCAAACAGACTTCTTCATTGCACCGGCCAGCAGCAAACACCATCTGGCATTCGAAGGCGGTCTATGCGCTCACAGTCTGAATGTCTACCGAAGGCTTCGGCCATCACTGAACCATTACCCATTCAATCATGAATCGATTGTGATCTGTGCTTTGCTCCATGACCTTTGCAAGGCAAACTTCTATAAAACAGAAATGCGCAATTCAAAGGATGAAAAGGGGAAATGGATCAAGGTTCCTTACTATACGATTGAAGATCAATTCCCTTACGGACATGGTGAGAAGTCCGTTTACCTGATCGAGCGTCACATGAAGCTGTCTGATGAAGAAGCATTAGCCATACGGCATCATATGGGTGGTTTTGGATCCCAGCCTGGAGACTATTCAACAAGCAATGCGTTCAAGCATAGCCCCTTAGCATTGGAGCTTCATATAGCCGATATGAGGGCAACCTTTATTGACGAGGCCATAGAAAAGGCTAGTTAGGTATGACAAGAAGGTAAAGCAGGGGAGGGATCCCCTGCAGCATCTTCGATTTAATCCAGAGGAGGCGTGAAATGAAAAGCGGGATCGATTATTTTCCGCTTGATGTTTCACTGGATAGCAAGTTTGAGTTGGTGGAGGCAGAGTTTGGGCTTTTAGGATTTGCAGTAGTCGTCAAGCTGTACCAACGTATTTTCGGCAGCGAAGGTTATTACTGTGAATGGACAACCGAGGTTGCATTATTGTTCGCGAAACATGTTGGTTTGGGTGGTAATGCCGTTTCGGAAATATTGAGTGCCGCCATCAAAAGAGGAATTTTTGACAGCAATCTTTTCGAGAAATACCAGGTCCTGACATCGAGAGGGATCCAAAAAAGGTATTTCGATATTGTGAAAAGACGAAAAGATGTGCAGATCAAAAAAGAGTACCTCTTGGTTGACCCTACCCAAATTTGCAAAGATGTGAACATTTCAAGCGAAAATGTCAACATTATAAGTGGAAATGCGGACATTTCAAAACAAAGTAAAGTAAAGGAAAGTAAAGTAAAGGAAAGTAAAAGAGATTGCATTCTTCGTCCCGTTGAAAGGGGAAATAAGAACTGGGAAGGTGTTGTATGAGCAAGAACAGTCGCAATAAAGGAGCCGCTGGAGAAAGAGAATTTGCAAAGCTATGCCGGGAACAAGGCTTCGACTGTCGGAGAGGGCAGCAGTTTAGTGGTATAGAGGGCGAGGATGTTGTTGGACTACCGGGGATCCATATAGAGGTAAAGAGAGTGGAGGCTCTGAATGTTGGCAATGCTATGGATCAATCGTCAAGAGATTGCCAGGGAAAGATCCCGATCGTGGCCCACAGAAAAAACGGCAAGCCATGGCTGGTGACCATGCTTGCCGAAGATTGGTTTGGACTATATCGAGGAATTGACTAATTTTAAAACGCCATCGGGCAACAAAATGAATCAGTCTAAGACTTCAAAATTAAGATTATATTCTTCAAACAAAGTTAAAGGTATGGGGTCATCGGTTTCATAAACAATGTAATGGATTATATAACCATCAACATCATAATCAACCACTCGAGCATGCGCATCCTCACGAAAACGATCATAGGTCCAGAGGTGGCCGTTTTTTCCTTTGACCCATACTTTATAAAGCATTTCATAACCCCCAATAACTGAGCTTATAAATAGTGTATATAGAAGAATTTGGAAATGCAAGTTGGTTGTAAAAAATAAATATATAAAATAAGAGGATGTGATCGTTTGGATAAAACTGAGCTCAAAAATTATCGAGCGATTGTTCTTGGAGCTGAAAAGCTTTCTGAAGAGATTGAGCGGCTTCGCAGTAAGGCTGAAAGCCGGACCTGGCCCGATGGAATGCCGCATAGCAACTACTCAGAGGACAGATTGTCAAGTGTTGTAGCCCAAATAGTTGACCTGAGTAAACTGCTTGAAGGGAAACAAGAAAGCCTGATTTTTAGAAGAAAGCAGATTGAGGCAGCAATAGATCAACTGGACCCAGGACAGCAGACATTGATCAGGCTTAAATACATCTATGGCCTGAATTGGGAGCAGGTCGCCAAAGAGCTTAATTATTCAGTCCGGCAGACTACAAGAATGCATGGGGCGATTCTTGGCAAGATGGACGACATATTCAAGGAAAATTAGTGTTGTGTATTAAGTTAATTTAAATTTATTTTTGAGCCACTTTTTGTGGCTCTATTTCTATTATGTTCATTATAATATTCTATCAATAAGAATCTGTTATTTGATATATATTACATTGGTGAATTCATTGCTTGTTTATTGTATAATGCTGTTGAAGTTTGAAAAAGATATCTAAGCATTTATCATGTAACAATTTCAAATACTATAAGTATCCAAGTGTAAAAATTTTTTTAAGGGGGTGTTCATATGGAAAATTCAACCTGGGATATAATCATTGAAATTACAAAAATAGTATTAACAGTGCTTGGTTTGATTCTTGGTGGGAAAATAGTTGTTATGAAAATTAGCCCTAAAACGAAAGTGGGCGACATTGATATGAGTAATAGCGAGTATATAATGGAGAAGCATGAACATTATCATAAAACAAAAGGTGAAAAGTAATTATGAGGAGTTTTTTAGGGGGGACAGAGTTTATGCTGTCGTTTTTTAGCAGAAATAAACACATACAAAAAATACAACCACGAACTGAAAAAGGCGATATTGATATGTCTGGGGCTGTTATTGCTAAAGAAGTCCATATACACCACTATGATGGAGATAGACTTGAACATGATGATTATGAGTCGATTGCAGGGCCAAATTTATCTAGGGACTTGAAAGAAATCATAATTCCGATTGAATCATTACTCAATGAAGGTAAATTCTCTTTAGCTATACAAAAGTTCAAGGGACTAGTAGAGTCACCTGGATTCAGTAAATATTCCAAGGATGAAAGATTCTTAGTATATAATGGATTGCTGAATTGTTATATAAACTCAAATTTCCCGGATGCTATTATTAGTCAATTGATCCAAAGCATTGAGGCTCTGGGCGAAAATGTTCAGGAAGTACATAGATATTACTTTCTTTTGGGAATGAGAGAATATAATAAGCGAAACTTTGAAAAATCTTTAATATACTTAAATCAGTCGACAGAGAAAAAAGCGGACTACTTAAACGCGATAACGATGAGAAATCTTGTTCGTTTAGCTATGAACGAAATAAATTATGATGAAGCAAAGAGTGTACTTACTGAACTTCTAAATAGGAATGGATTGAAAGTCAAAGATTATTCAACGATCCATTCAAGTTTCGGTCATGTTGCGTTTAATTCGCAAGATTATGCTACTGCAAAAGAACACTACTTAAAATCCGACCAATATTCCTCTAACATAATAATGAAAATAGGTGTTGCAATATGCCAGTATTTCATGTCGTTCGAAGAACTAAAATCCGATGGAAAGATTGACCTGGAAAAAATCGACTTCGAAAGCATTGCAAAGGCTGAAAAGCAGTTTAGGGATATTTATGAGAACAGAAATGATGATACTCTCAAAACGATTGTAGATTTTGCCATGCCTTATTATTTAAACATATTAGCTTTAATGAGTAAGCATAAAGAACTCCTTGATGTTTATGATGAAACTAAAGACTATTTCCAAGATTCTATGACAGAAACTTTAGAATATATTGTAGAAGCGCAAGTTGTAAATCAAATCTATGATGAAGTTTTAATGTCCAAGATAGGCGAATTTGAGCAAATAAGGTATGAGGCATTATACTATGAAAGAAAAGGAGATTATGGGAAAGTAATAGAGATCCTTACTCCTGTATTAGATGGACGATATAAAAATGAAAAAGCACTTCAATTAGCATTTTTAATTGCCTTGCAAGGAATAAATAATTTTGAGAAATATATGTATTATTATCAAAAGTTTTCTGCTCATGATGATGAAGTTATGAGAATGAATTACGTTCAATTTTTAGAAAAAAAGGGTGAAAAAGAATTAGTCTTAAGTGAAATCAACAGCCTGAAAGCATTTGCAAAGAATAGTTTTGTTCTATATGATTTAATGCAAATATATTTGGATTATGAACTTTATAATGAATTGGATGAATTTTTTAAAAATGTTGATTCAGGAGTTTATAACATTATTGGATTCCACAGGCCTAGAGTATTTTATGAAAAAATGCTCAATCTGCTAAATTTGAAGAATTATCAGGAATATTTTAAGTTATATGATGAAACAAACTTAACATTTTTAAGTGAAAAATATCAATTGATCTTAAAAATCAATTATTTTTTGTTCAAGCATGATTTGGATAAACTTGCAAGCGCATTTTATGAATATTTTAAAATAAGCAATAACCATAATGATTTAATCAAGGCAGTTCAAGCAAGACTGCAAATAAATCAAATCTACGATGCAGAGTTTTATTTGGATCAAGTCAATGCAATGTTGTTAGAGTTACCTGAAAACTATTATATTCTAAAGGCAATAATCCTAAAGGAAAAAAATCAAGTAGAAGAAGCTTTCAAGCAACTTCAAATTGTTATTAGTGATCTTAATCCAGCACTAGACTCACCATTTCATCAGTTTTATGTAAAATTCTGTACTGAAAATAATAGAACGGATGATGCAATTAGATATATGGGGGAATACTATGCCAAGAATCCTCATCCTGATTGGTTTACTTTAATAAAATTCTCAGAAAGCGATACAGGTGCAGACATACTAAAAAAACTTGAAGATGCCACTGGTGGGAAAAGAGATCTATCTAAAATCAATAGACTATTTTCCAGTGGATCTATTGGTGTGTCAGTATATAATAATGTTGTTGGTATTAGCGTGGAAGAGATTTTATGTAATAAACAATATCCATTTACAAGAGTTCCAGTTTCTAGGGGTAATGTTCAGGAAACACAAATGAAAGTTGAGTCAATTGATAATAAAATCATAATTGATGCTATAACGTTAATTATACTTGCATATGTTGATGGTTTATCATTATTAGATGTTTTTGATGAACTTATTATTACTAATACAACTGCTATTAAATTAACTGAAAGTAAATCTGATATATTCAATCAAAATGCCCAGAAAGCAATTGCATACGTCAGTAAGACACCAAGAATTAAGCGATTCGCAGTTGATGAAGCAATGAGGATAAGAGGAAGAGAAAATGAAATATTGGGCGAAGATATCATGGATTGCATTGCACTATCAACATATCTAAAAGTCCCTTTTTTAAGCACTGAAGTAGCTGTCACTTCAGAATTTCAGACGAACGAAATAATTGATGTCAATGTTTTGGTTTCTTTCTTAAAAAGAAATCACCCAGAACAAAGAAAATCTATTTCAAGAGTAATTTTAGATATGAAGAAAAAGGGATTCGATTTTGTTAGCTTTAATGCTGATGATATGTTTATCTGTTATGAGCAATATGGCATCGAAGAAATAAAACCATTTTTGGAAATGGGCATAAATGCTAATTATTGGACATTTACTTCAGTTTACGCAAATTTTTTACGACTAATGTATTTTAATAAGTCTAGAGAAGAATTTCACACTTGCAGCAATGAAGTAATTACCTTTATGGATAGATATTTTGGCAAGACAAGATATTATAGCTCTTCATTATTAAGACAATTCCCTATATTAGAATCCTCATTACTTGATATTGTTAAACGTCCTTCCGTTAAAAAGATAATGTTAATGTTTACAAATTTAAAAGAGAAACAATCCGCATCAATTTACGCGGAAGTAATAAAAACATCAGATTTAATTAAGTTGAGAAATATTTCTGTTGCATTTATTTTTTTCCTGTTTCAATATTTTTCGTTGTTTGGTGAAGACCCTAAAGAAAGGGAAAGATATATTGGATATTTAACAGATTTATGCACTATAAACAGCTCTGAAGACATAGAGTATGCGCTTCATTTTTTAAACGATATCAAAAACAAATCAAAATTATGACCAACTATGTCCTGGCAAAATGTAGTAAAGTGATATCATAGTAATGCAATAAGGACATATCCATAAAATGAGATTATTTCTTCAAGGGGCTACAGAAATGTAGCTCTTTCTTTATGGTAAATGTAGGCGAAGAATTGCATTGTTTTAGACTAGGTGAGGGAGACAGCGATGTTAAAAAGCTAATTATGTACAGAAAAACAAATCCTATCTACCTTACAAAAGAATGGAGAAGGAAGCGTAAGCAGATACTGATCAAAGATAAGTATGAGTGTCATAAGTGTAAGGCTAAGGGGCTGTATTCGAAAGCCACCTGCGTTCACCATGTAAAACATCTTGAAGAATATCCGGAGCTAGCACTCGAAGACTTCTATGTAGATGAATATGGGAGGCAGCGTCGGCAGTTGCTTAGCTTATGCGACGCGTGTCACAAGGAAGAACACAAGGAACTGTATGTAGCCAAGCTAGTGTTGACGCCGGAGCGTTGGTAATGCATACCCCCGGTCAAATAAAACGCATATTAAGAATGAGTATCGTTACTCGCAAGGGTTTAGGACAATCCCGTCCTCGCGCGCGTGAGGAAATTTTTAAGGGAAGGAGGGAGCATAATGAGCAAAGCGGAGATATCCAGGAAAAAAGTAAGGGAATCTCTGATCGAACAGCTTGCCTTAAAAGGCGCTACTAAGGACCATTACATCGACATGATCAGCGACTACATGAAGCTTTGGGACGTGAAAAACGCGCTGCAGGCAGACATCAAGGACCGCGGCGTCACATTCAAGGACTATTCGTCCACCGGCGTCATGATGCAGAAGAACAATCCATCCGTGAAAGAGCTGGTCATGGTGAACCGGCAGATGCTCTCGATCTTAAAAGAGCTTGGGCTGAGCACCGACAATGCGGGCGCAGGTGATGAGGATGACCTTTAAGCTGGATCCTCACATCCTCCGGTATATCGAAATGGTTGAGAACGGTGAGAAATTGGCCTGCAAAGATCAGATCGCCTTGGTCCAATATGTCAGGAAGTGTTTTGAAACCGAAGACATCTACACCGACCAAGCTCAGCTGGATAAATATCTCGGCCTGGCTAAATATTTTCCTTATGAACGCCTCTTTGAATGGGAGGCGTTTTGCATTGCCCTGCATCTTTGCACGTACTGGCGGGAAAGTGGCATGCCCCGCTGGCCGGATCTGTTTTTGTTGATCGGCCGCGGCGCCGGCAAGGATGGCTTTATCGCCATGGAAAGCCTGTGCCTTATTTCCCCTTACAATCCGATTCAGGCTTATGACGTGGATATCTGCGCCAACGCTGAGCAGCAGGCTATGCGTCCGGTGGAAGATATCCTGTTCGTCCTGGATGATACGCGGTTTCGGTCAAAGATGAAAAAGTTCTTTTACTGGAACAAAGAGAAGATCATCGGACTGAAATACCACGGGACGATCCAGGGCAGGACCAATAATCCGAAAAGTAAGGACGGCATGCGTTCCGGCATTGTGATTTTTAACGAAATTCATCAATACACCAACTACGCAAACATGAAGGTTTTCATCACCGGTCTTGGAAAGAAGAAGCATCCGCGCCGGCTTTATGCGACAACGAATGGTGATGTCCGTGAAGGCCCGCTCGATGAATTGCTGGCACAGTCTGAACAAATTCTGAATGGGGAAATCGGAGACAACGGACTGCTCCCCTTCATATGTCGTCTGGACGATAAACGTGAAGCAGATGACATGGCGAAATGGGCCAAAGCGAATCCCTCGCTGCCCTCTCTTCCCGACTTAATGGTAGAAATTGCAAAGGAATACACGGAATGGAAGCTCAACCCGGTTGCGAATTCGGACTTTATGACGAAAAGGATGAATCTGCCGCAAGGCATCTCGGAGATCGCTGTGACAGACTGGGACAACATCAAGGCAACGAACCGTTCGCAGCCGGATCTCACCGGTTGGCTATGCACCTGCGGCATCGACTATGCAGCGATCTCGGACTTTGCCAGCGTGAATCTGCATTTCAGGAAAGGGGATGAGCGTTTTGACATAAACCATTCCTGGCTTTGCTTGCAATCCAAAGATCTCTTTAGGATCAAGGCGCCCTGGCGTGAATGGGCTGAGCAGGGGTTGATTACTTTGGTCGATGATGTGGAGATCCATCCGGATTTTCTGTGCAGCTGGATCTCAAGTATGGCGCAAAGGTACCAGATCACCAAGCTCGCTCTGGATAATCACCGATATGCCCTAGTCTCAGCGAGTCTGCGGAAGATCGGCTTTGATGCCAAGGACTTCAAGAATGTCCATTTAGTAAGACCGTCGGACATCATGAAGATCCAGACGGTCATCGGCAGCACATTCAACAATCAGAACTTCCTATGGGGAGACAATCCGGTCCTGCGGTGGGCAGCTAACAATACGAAGCTGGTTAAAGCCAGTAAGTCCATCGGCAGCGACACCGGGAATTTCTACTATGCGAAAATCGAAGGGAAAAGCCGAAAAACGGACCCGTTTATGGCGCTTGTGGCGTCGATGGTAATCGAGGAGGAACTGGGGTCTGGTGAAAGCTCTTTCGATGATCTTCCGGTGATCATAGGGTAAGGAGGTGAAAAATTGGGAATTATATCTTGGCTCAGTAATTTATTCAAGAGCAGTTCGGTACCACTGAACGGCGAGGGCATGGATGCGACCATCGAGGAATATGCATCGCTTGTCGGCGACATCTATATCCGGGAGATGGCCTTCTGGAGCGCCGCCAACATGATTGCGAATGCGGTCAGCAAGTGTGAGTTCAAAACTTATATCAACGGTAAGGAGATCAAAAGCAGGGAATATTATCTGTGGAATATCGAGCCGAATAAAAACCAAAACAGCAGCGGCTTCATCCACAAGTGGCTATCGCAGTTATACCGGAACAATGAGGCACTGATCATCGAGCAGAACGGCCAGCTGCTGGTGGCAGATAGTTTCATCCGGACGCCCTATGCGCTCTTTGATGACGTCTTCACCCAGGTCACGGTTGGTGATTTCACCTTCGGCAGATCCTTTGTCCAAAGCGAAGTCCTGTATTTTAAGCTTTCGGAATGTAAGATGCGCAGGGTTACTGAAGGACTCTATGAGAACTATTCCAAACTGATCTCGTATAGCATGAAAGCCTATCAGCGGTCCCGGGGAACCAAAGGGATCTTCAAGTATGAGACCATCCCCACGGCAGGGACCGAGGAACGGAAGGTATTCGATGCGCTGATCAACGACAAGGTCAGCAAATGGCTGGCAGGAGACAATGCAGCCTTGCCGCTTGGCAAGGGCCAGGAATGGAGAGAGCTGACGCAAAAGACTTATTCGTCGGAAAGCACCCGGGATATCCGGGCTCAAATCGACGATGTCTCGGACTTTACAGCCAAAGCCTTTGGCATACCGCCGGCACTGCTGCGTGGCGATGTCCAAGGAACGAAAGATGCCCTGGACAATTTCCTGACCTTTTGCATCGACCCGCTGGTGGATATGCTGTCCGAAGAAATCAACCGCAAGCGCAATGGGTATGCAGCCTATGAGAGCGGGACCTATCTTCGGATCGATACCAAACAGATCCGGCACGTTGACCTGCTCTCCGTTTCGACTGCCATCGACAAGCTGATTTCGTCCGGTGCCTTCTGCATCAATGACATCCGTGAGCTGGTGGGCGATGAACCGATCGACGAACCCTATGCATGGCAGCACTTTATGACAAAAAATTATTCGACGGTATCCAATCTGTTGGAAGCACTGGAAGGGGGTGAAACATGAACAAGTATTACTCGATGCAGTCCGCGGGAAGCGAGGCAGACATCTATATCTTTGGCGACATCTTGGAGCCAACCACCAAAGAATGGTTTGGCGGAGCGGCGGATGTATCCGGATTCTCTTTAGTACAGGACCTGAAAGCGCTGGATGCCAGCGTGATCAACGTCCACATCAATAGCTACGGCGGCCATGTTTCTGAAGGCCTGGCGATCTTCAACACACTGAAGAATCACAAGGCCAAGGTCAGAACCTATTGCGATGGGTTTGCCTGCTCGGCAGCCAGCGTCATTTTCATGGCCGGTGATGAGCGGATCATGAACAGCGCTTCGCTTTTGATGATCCATAATGCCTGGAACTTGGCCCAGGGCGATGCTGAGGAGCTGCGCAAGCAGGCGGACGATCTGGATAAGATCACCCAGGCAAGCATCAACGCCTATATGGCCATGATCAGTATCAGCGAAGAACAGCTTAAAGAGCTGATGGATGCCGAATCCTGGATCCTGCCGGCCGATGCCCTGGAAATGGGCTTTGCCACCGGGATCATCAATGACACATCCAATGGCAAGGCCACTCAAAGCGCGAAAACAGCGCTTTTTTCTTTGCTCAAAAACGCCATTCGGAATGATGCCGAACCTTCGCCTGCTCCTACGGATCCCGAACCTGAAGAGGGGCTGGATCCCTTGCCGGAGCCCGATCCCGAACCGACACCCCAGGAGAACCAAGTGCTCAAATATTTCAGTGCCCTCATGGGCGGAAAGGACAACAAGTATGAAAAATCTTGACCTGTTACAGAAACAAAAAGCAGAGATCCTGCAGAAGATCAACGCGGCCGTGAAGTCCGGCGATGAAGAAAGCTTTGCCGGTGCCTTTACGGAATTCACCGACATTCTGCAGGAAGCCGTCATGGCTGAAGCCCGGGGGATGGTCCAGGCTGCGGA